TTCTTTACTTCAAGCTCGTCAAAAACGGCTTTGACCTTGACATACAGATAATCAACAACAGCCTGTGACATACCGTTCTCAAGTACAGTGATTCCACTACCGTTTTTACCAATCAAAAGACCTTTTAAGAAAGTGATCAGACCGTTGGCGGTGTCGCTATTTATCTTCGAGATAAAATAACGGGATATTCTGCCAAGAATATCTGACACGTTGAGAGAGGCACCCATCCTCTCACCTATGATATCTCCGGCTATCTCTGTAATCGTACTTCTCAAAGCGGAAACATTGGCGGACAACTTATCTGTTAGTTCCACGGATACATCATACAGGCAATTTTTATCCGCCTTACAAGTAAATGAGTTCACATACATGAAGTATTCCTTGTCATTATACTTTATGTATATACGTGAATTTTCATTTAGCATACTGGCTAAATGGTTGTTGTCAGCAAGGAAGACACGTGAGAAACTTACGGAAAAAGAGAACTTCTCATCGTTGTTTTCAGACATATACTTTATCAACGCCTCATCTAATCTTTTCTCGGCGGCAAGCACAAGAGATTTCGGCATTTTAATACCTGTAATCACAAACTTATCCCCAACAGAAGGTTTATAGTTATTTGTGGCATTAGGCATAACAACCCCGAAAGTTGTATTGTCCTTTTTTACCGCAATCCAAACCTCATTTGTAGAAGTGTTTTGTTGGCTTTCTACATATTGGGATGTTTGTGAAGTAACCTTCTGTTCAAAATCTCCTGCCGGCAAGTTCCCGGAAGAATCTACCAATACAGGATTGAATGCCCTTCCCGGTTCATTGTCCTTATAGGTAACTCCTATTTCAAACTCGCAAGCAGCACAATTACCCGTAGTCATATTGATTACAGCCGTACCACCTTCCAAACCTTGTTCGAACAGGTTAAAACCGTAATCCCCATTATATATATGTAATTTTATGTAGAAATAAGAATGTACATACTCATCCGTGCCATTGAATATATTATTCCCTTCTCCTGTTCCAAGTTCGTCACTATCGTTATCATCAAAAGCAATATCCGCAATCTCACCAAATAACTGTCCCGAAGCATTTGTTACATTTTCTATGGTAGGCTTTATATCGCTGAAATCGACCTTTATCTCTTTTACTTTTTTAGAAGAAAATGTATTTTTGAAAGAGTAGTAATCATTTGTACCGGGTATCTTATACGTATCGTTAAGCGCATTGTAGAATCTTTCTGCTCCATTTGTTTGTCTGTAAATGGAAGGCATAAGGTTTTGTGTACGTTCTATAGTACCTTTTTCATCATCATTCGGATAGTAGAAAGGAATGTTGTCAGAGCTACCAACACCAGTAACGCGATTGACAATTTTATAATTGGCGTTTGTCTTTTTTATTGATACAAGCCCTTTCTTGTACTCGAAGGGAGTAGAAATTACATTCTCTGTATATCCTATGTGACAAACCTTACCTACAAAGTAATAAGGAAGTTCGTATATGGTATATATGGACTGTAACGCTTCTGCAAGGTACACACTGTCAAGAGAAACAAGTTTGCTTTCAGAAGTAATATCTTCATCAATCACTACCGAATATCCGATACCCGATTTTGCCATTGAAGCGTTAAGGCGACCAACAAACTCGTTTATATCCCCCATGAACTTGACGGAAGTGGAATTGGAGTGATACGTGTCTTCTCCGGCTGTCACCACGTCCATGAAATATACGTTCTCCAGCACGATACGTTCTGAAACGAATTGAAGCTCATGCTTGTACATGATACTCTTGTTGTCCTTTGAGGATGTAGGCACTTGGTCAATATAATATTTTTCCCCCCTAAACTCAACAAACTCTTCTCCTGTCCATAGTTCGTCTAAGCATGAAGGATAGTTCAGTGTAGCGGTCAGTGTGGGAGTTCCTGCCATACGTTGTGCCGTATAGGTGTACTCACCTAATTTTGCAGGCATATCAGCATTCGGAAATTTTACTTTACTTCCTTGCGTATCAAGCTTTAAAATGTACAGACTTTCCTTTTCCATTTATTCTTTTACCACATCAATTTGTTCCGTAACTCCTTTGTCCTTTTTTTGCTGTTTCTCCAACAGCTTTTGAGCCTCTTCCTTCTCCTTTGCTATACGTTGTTCTTCATCGGGAACGGATTCGGTGTTTTTCTCAATGGCTGTTTTTGTGGAAAGAATGCCGGCTTGCTTCATTGAGATAAGTATGTTGTTATACTCAGTTGCGCTGAACGGCTGCCATATCTTGAACTTACAGCTAACACGAAGCTTGGCAAATTCTGTAACGGCATTTACGTTCTCGCCTTTTTTCACCAATTCTTTGGCTAATCCCTCCTTGAACAGACGCATCATCTTGTCTGCAAAATTCTGCCACTCGATAACCCCTTGCTGAGCGTTCTTCAAATCCAAATCACGGGTTAGTGTAATAGCCAGTCCGCTAATGTCGCCACTTGACTTGACATCTTTCGGCAAAAGGAAAGTGCAGGATGTATTTATCTGTATCTTCTCGAACAAATCTTGCAGACTGTCAAGCATACCTTGCGGACTGGGCGGTGCTTTGAACTCTGCACTTCCGTTACCGTCCATTGACTTGTCTTGCAAAATGATACTTCCGGCAAGTTTCTTTGTCGTTTCTGACAAATTGCCTTTGATATACAGAATGCCCCAGCCGTTCCGTTTCTGAATGACAAAGAAGATGTTGTAGATAATTTCGTAAATCTCGATAAGGCTTTGGCCGTTGTTCCACGCCACATTACCGCGTTTGGTACACAATGGTATCTCGCTGAAACCGTGCAATATAGGAAGTTCTCTTACAAAACCGTCCTCGCCTGCTTCTTCACCGTCTATCGGTGTGTGCATACGGTACATGTAGGTATCATCGTAACTGTCAATGTATTCCACACCGTCCGCATCGGCATAGTAGACACTTTCAAGAAGCCTGTCACCATTGTTGTCGTTGTGTGATATGATTACGTAACCATCTTCATAACTTATCAGGCGGCACTTGATACGTCCTTTATAGTCATAATAAAACAGAAGTCCTGCATCGCCTGTTGCAAGTTGCGAACGGACTGCCTTTGTACGCCATCCATCCATATTCCTGTCTACCCAATACTCCTTGATTGTGGAATAGTTGGCTTTATCTTTCTCGGAAGGAGTGCCACCTCTTAAAGACAATGTACAGGGATTCCCGCAAAGGTAGATTACGTGGCTCGCCAGTATCTGTTCTTGGAAAGCCAATGCCGTGCGCTGGAACTTGATTTCCTGATATCCCCCATCTTCTAACTTCACGCAAATGCTCGGCAAGTTTTGATCAAATAATACCTCATGGCTCATCGGGTCAAGTTCTTTCAGAAACTTTTCCTGCGAAACGATATTCTTTTTTACATTCGGAAGCCTTGCCGTGCGTGTATCGGTAATGGCTGCGGACTGACCGTCGGAATAGTCGTTTGTAGAGCAAGTGTCACTTCCTCTGAAAAACGGTTTCTTCTGCAACAAGGCATTTACGTTCCGCAATAGATATGTTTTTTTCTCTTCCCGTGTCATTTTTCCGCATCAATTAGGTTGTAATACTTCATGCAGGCTTCCTTGCTCGGCATTGCAGAACACTCTCTCGAAGTCCATTTGCAGATAATGTCGTGCTTCTGCGGAACAACGATTATTCGCTTCTGCCCCTCTTCCTCTTCAATATTGAATTTATCGTTCAGCTTCACGCGTGCATCCAACACGACCTTACTTGCTTTGATAAAAGTGTCTGAATCTCCACTTGCTTTCGCATCGTCAGCAATCTGTTTCATCTCCGATATTTCTTTCAGCAACGCTTCTCGGTTTTCATCTTTAGATATGGTAGTGATAGCACCGATGCCGAAAGGTTTCAATTTCTCGGCAAGCGTGGATAATACCTTGTTTGAAGGCTTTTCATCTTCTTGGTAAGCAACCTTGGCAGCAAGAGCCTTATCTACGAAAGAATCGCACATCACCAAATAGGCAACGTCTCTTAATCTTGCTTCAATTCCTTCTGTTTTAAGGGAATTGATAATATCCTTTATGTCGTTATAGCTTATCATGCCCTAATACCATAAATGTTCATCGTAAATACTTCCTTCTGTCTGTGCATGGAACGCTTGTTTGGTTTCTTCTTCGTGATTGTAATACCCTGCTTGAATCTCATTCCCGTATTCGATGTTAGCGCACGGTAACATCCTCATTGCGCATGGGTCCAACAAGTCCATAGACCTGCCTTTCCCTAACATTTGGTTCATCTTCTTCTTGTTCCAAAGCCGCTTCTTCCCACTCTGCATATCGTCAAACCGCACAACGGAACATTCTTCCATAAACTCGTTCTCAACCGTCACTTTGTATTTCAAGTTTTGATGGGTGTAAGTCTGAACGGCAAGTTTATCGTCAAATGTCAAGTTGCCTTCCTCTATCATCTTGCATAATCTGATATAGCACATATCCTTGACTGTCATTGCGGTAAGTTGGTAAAGTCCGAAAGGTTTATTTAGCGAGATATAAGGTACTGCATCGGGAATGTAATCATTGAAGTACCTTCCGGCAGTCGCGTCAAAAATGATATGGCTTTCGGCTGTTCCATGCTCAAATGCAAATGTCTTCACTGCCATAGCGTTTTCTCTCGGAGTGGACTTGCTAAGAATGAGAATGTCGTATGCGTGAAATCCATCCCATGCCAGAGCCACGAGATTATCCGTACCGTAATCCGCCAAATCCACGGTAATCCATTTGTCACCGTTCACGGCTGGGTTGTTGTTGAATACGCCTTGCGCGGAAGTGGAAGGGATAGGAATCTTTTCGTCAGAATCTGGGTCTGCATTATAGTTTACACCGATAAGCCCAGCAGCAGAGCGTGTACCAGAAGCGGCAACTGAACCAACGTATCCTGCATTGCCTCCCATTAGAGCTTCATTTTCATCAACTGTGCCCTCGTATAGGGTAAACGATTTGATAAAGTCTTGATATTTCGCTTTACCTTTCAAGTCTTTAATCAAACTGTCTATCTGTATCTTGCACTTGGCGTAAACTTCTTCTTTTGAATCTCCCCAAATCACATCATCAACGGTAGATCCAGCAACAAAAAAGAATCTGACTTTCCCTATTCTATCAGGGATACCCTTCCCGTCAACTCCAACATACCAATCTATGAATCTTCTCGTCCAATGGGTGCGTTTAGGATTGAATGTAGCACGAAATTTCCCCGTGAATGTCTTGCTTTTCCCACGATTACGGGATTGAATGTACGTAAATACTTCCCAAGGCATTTCGGTAAGTTCATCAATGGCAATCGCATCGTACTGCCATCCTTTCGCACGCTCCCTCATCCTGTCTATATTCGTTGGGTCTATATAAGTCAAATCGCAGTACGCTCCACTTTGGAATGATATACGTGGTGTGTCTGCCTCTTTAACTTTTACATATTCTCCGAATATGTCCTTGAATGTATCAACAAATCCTCCTCCTGCTTTTTGGTTTCCAAGGTTTCTACGACTTATTAAACATCTAAAATCAGGGTCAAGCATTAACGGTTCAGCGAATCCAAGAACAAGAGAGTATGACTTCCCGTTTCCGACCCCGCCGGCACCGAAACATATATCCACGTTCGTTGAAGCAAAGTAGGTTTGGAAACCTGGGAAAGGCTTCTTCACTATCGCATTATGTACTTCTTGCTCTTTCATCAAAAGCAAAAATACCTCTTAATAATAAGGTAATATATACTTAAACTAATATCTATTTATCATAGTGATAAATACAGTGATTTTTTATAGTTATACCTTTTTATTAAAGCATTACTTTCGCATATAATCATTATAAAACATATAGTGTATGAAGTTTACGAAAGAACAGTTTTCAGAAGCACTGAAAGCAGGAATCACCAACAACGGCAAGAAAAACTTGGCGATGAGTGAGAGAAGTTTCAACGGCAAGGTGGAAAGGATCTACAAGCGGTTGGAGAAAGCGAGTGGTAATGACGAGTTGGAATTGGATGATGTGGTTGCCGATTATCTGGAGGACTTCCAAGAGGATGACAACAACATCAGGAACGACAATTCAAAATTCGTAAAGGAGTGGGAAAAGAATCACCCCGCAAAGGATGGTAAGGGAGATAAGGATGATGGCAAGGATAACAAAGGAGACGAAAGCAAACTGGATAAGTTGCTCAAAGAACTCCAAGACTTGAAATCAGAACGTGAGGAAGAGAAAAGAGCCAAAACTATCTCCGAAAAACGCAATCAACTCAAATCAGCCTTAAAAGGGAAAGAAGTCAAGAACGAGGATTGGATTAACGACCAGCTCGAATTGATTCACATTGATTCTGAAACAGATGTTGATGCTCTCACAGAAAGACTGGTCAAGAGCTACAATAAGTTTAATGCTAACACTCCACCCAACATCACTCCAGGCGGCACGGGAGGCGGTAAGGAAAAGACCGATGACTTTGCCGATGTGGTTGCTGTCGTAAAGAAGCAGTCGCACAGAGAAGAAAAATAATAATCATTTAAACCAAAAAGAAAATGTCAGATTTCTATCAGCAAATCCTATTGAACAGTGGCTACCTTCCCGGTAGAGCATTGGTTCAGGCTCGCGGAAGCATTGGTGGTCATCGCTATGTCTTCGTGAAGTTACAGATGAGCGGGAAGGACGCACTTGTATTTCCTACCAGTGGTGGAATTGTTAAAAACCCATTCAAAGGTAATGCAAGAGCTTTTGCCGGAACGCTCGCTGAATATATTCCCAGTAATGGTTCTAATGGAAGCGAAATACGTATCTTAAAATCGTATGCGGTTGCAAAAGCTACAACTGAATCTACAGACACAGATATTTACCTAAAAAGAGACGGATATTCTCTTATCCCATTCGTAGGAGATATCCTTATGGTAGCACCTTCTACATTGACAGGAAAAGGCACAGCGGTAACAGTTACAGCCGTTGAAAAAGCGACTGACGGAACGGCTGGCGATGTTTGGAAAGTTACATTGAGCGCAGCCCTCGGATCATTAACAACTTCATCTGTTCTTGTTGAAGCGAAAGAAGCAGGCTCTAGTAAAGAAGCTATGGTCACTAATCCTAACTCATACCTTCCCTGCGACTTTGATTTTGTTTTTGACCCGGCTACATCCGAAGATGATTTCGATGGTGCAAGATACCTTATCACTCCTGCATTGGCATTAGGAGATGTATTCCTCTACGAAGACCGTATGCAACCTCTTTCGGCTGCATTAAAAGCTTTGAACAAGAGCAAGGTTAAGGGTTGGTTTAACATTTAAAATTGACGAGACTATGCCTAAATTTGATTTTAATAACAGCAGATATGCAAGATTCTTTTCTGACAAGACCAATCAACGTTTCTTGCAATCCTTTGTCAATACAGAAGGTCTGCTATACACTAATTATGGTTGGTACAAGACCCAAGGTGTAAAAGCTGGTGCTCCCACACCTACCGCCCCTAATGGCATTGCTACTTTTTCTGTGAAAGGACGTGACTTGAAAGCCGCTCCTTTGATGGATTTGCGTGCACCTCTTGGTGACAGTAATCAAATGGATAAGGAAGGCCTGTACTGGTACACCGCATCCATTCCTGATTTTATCGCTCCCGGTTTCGTTGAAACAGCTATGGAACGTGAAGCAAAAGAACAACAGTTTGAGTTGTTTGGAAACGATGCCGATTTGGTAGCCGCTTGGGTACATACATTACAGTCACAGCTTGATAGTGCGGACGCAACCATGAACTTCATGACTGCACAGTTAATGTCTAAAGGTAATATTGACTACCGCAATATCGCACGTGGTATTCAAATTCCGTTGCACAAGGCTGACATTCCGAGTGAAAATTTCACCAAAGCAGGAACCAAGGTGTGGACTGACGCTGAATGCAAGATTCTGAGCCAAATGGCAGAAAAGGAGAAAAAATTTCGTGAAAAATGGGGATATGAAGGTGCAATGGTATGGCAGGTTACGCGCAAGATGTTTTACGAAGTAATGCTGCAAAATGCCGAAGTTAAGGAATTGATTGAAAGTTTCAAGAAAAATCCTTTAGCTTACATCGCAACAACCGCTACTGCACCTACTACACGAGAGTTGTTCTTAGCAGCTTTCCGTGATTATCCCGGTGTATCTCCAATTGAAATTGTAGAAGAACGTGAGCGTAATCTTACCAATACCGGAGACACATTCGTGCAAGGTTGGGATGATAAGATTGCAGTTCTCCGTCCTGCCGGATATGCTTGTGAGTTTGAATACACCAATAACTTAGACAAACAGATGTTTGACAAATATGGTTCAAGCGTAATAACCAAGATTTTTGCTCAAGCTAATGATGGGCTCTGCACAATTGTGAATACAACAACAAACAACGGGCTGTACAAGGAATGGCATACTGATGTAATGATGTCAGCTTGTCCTGCACTGAAAACATTTCGTAATCACGTAATTGTAGACACAAGTCAGGCAGACGATTAAATGTACAACACATTGCGTAGTAGTTATGGAAAAATCATTTGACCCGATAGCATACCTCAATGGGCTTACGAGATTTGTCTTTGAAGATGATGCGCTTGAAAATATCGCATACGAAAACGGTTTGATGTTTATTTCAGACCGTTCCGAAATAGATGAATGCACTAAAGACCATTGCCTTATCGCACTGTACGAGCTTGTCATTAACGGTCCGTGGTCTGTGGCTTCATCATCACTCCAACATGGCAGTTACAGACAGGACATAGGTAGTGAGACGGTAACGGCTGCCATAATCCAAAACTTGAAAGACCGTCTGAAAGCACTGTACAAAAAGTATGGTGAAGAAGAAGCGTTGAAAAGCATGGATTCGGGTAGTATGAGTTGGGTCAATGAAAATTCATTAGATGTATAGTTTATGCGTCTCAAAAGAAAAGCAATAGCAGAATACCCGTTTCATGGCACATTCTACACCGTGATAACGAATAAGCCGGAAGACGGGAACCTTCTCGGTGACGGTGACTTGCTTGGGAATGAAAAAACGGATAGTTCTCCCGAAGTTCCCACTACGGGAGAGACCATCCTTCTTGAAACTGAATGTGACATACAGCAGGCTGCAAAGCTGATTAATTCTGGTACTATCATGGCTGACTATAAAGTATTTTTCCCGTGCAAAGTTGGTGAGAAGCTACCTATACGTTTCAATACCAATTTTAAATGCAAGGATTATGCAATACCAATCCAAGGCAGGGTTATAGGGCTTGAATATAGTCAACTTGGTGGTTGCTCGGTTGATATTAAAATGAGCGAGGTGTAGGCTATGGCAAAGAAGGTTAAGACAGATTCATTGAATAAACTTATAAAGTTCTTATCGGAAGAAGCTGACAAAATAATTGCAGAAGAATTGAATAGGGTTAATTATAAAAATGATACAGACAACCTTCATGATAGCTACGGATGGGGAATATATGTTAATGGCAAACTATCCAAAAGCGGTTATCAAACGAAATACGCATTAGCCCCAAGAATTTGGGAGAGAGAGCCGCTATACGGACGTGATGCAATAACGGATTTTCTTGAACGTAAATATAAGCCCCATGATGGAATTGACCTTGTAATAGTAGCCGCAATGCCATACGGACAAATATTACAGGAAAAGTACAAATATGAGGTAATTGCCATTGCTCAAAACCAACTCAAAGCATTAAGCAACAGAATTAAAGGTTCAACTTTTGGAATTATAAAGAACGGTAAATACTGATTATATGGATAGCAAATACAAAACAACATCAAAAGTGGAAAACTTTTTTTCCATGCTGTTGACAAAAGCGGCTATATCCGATAACCTGTTCATCGGGAATATGCCTGCCACTGTTGAAAGCAATTGGAAAGAAATGGTGCTTGTTGATGTGCTTTCCATGAAAGATTACGGAGCTTATGCCAAAGGTTCTGCCAACGTGTTCTTGTACGCAAAATCAGTTGACAGTCACGGCACGAAGCCCGTGAAAGAGCTGTACAAAATGGAACTTGCGCTTGACAAGGCTATTGAATCATGCAAAGACCCCCATTATGTGATTGATGTAAATTTCCGTGATGCAGATTATGACCAAAATAGAAACTACTACTACAACGTGATAAATATAGAAGTGACAATAAGGTAAACAGATTATTAACAGGATAACATTTTTTAATTATGGCAGTAAACAATACTGGCGCAACAGCCAAAAAATTCATCAAGCCTTCTTACATCGTGGCAACTCTGTTCACTGGCTCTGAACAAGACGATGTGCCAAAGGGTGACTCTTATATCCTTGAAGATGTAGTTGAGGATACCACTTCAATTGCTCAAGACGATAACGATGTAAACGACATCGAGTGTGAAACTTCCGACAGTCCTATTCTTTCCATTGTGAAACTCGGCAAATACCAATTTACGGCTGAGGTTGCAGATACACAAAAAGACCTATTGGTCGCTCTCATGGGATTTACGGCAGGAACTACTGTCTCTACCAAATACTTTGCTCCTGCTCAATACAAGAAATTGTATGCAAAGATTGACGTAGTGTTTGAGGAAGGGGAAACGATGACTGCATTTGTGGTTCCTAAAGTCCAACTTAACTCAAAACTAATGCTTGAATCTTTGAACTCTAATGTGGGGCGTATCAATCTTGCAGGAACAGCGTATGATGCAAATGTCGCCGATGGGGCAAAAACTATCAGAACTCCGTTTTATGTGGATTCCGCTTATACCCTACCATCGGCAGGATAATTCATAATAGATAAGAATATTGTTTTACAGGGCGGTAGGCTGACATGCCGCCGCCCTTCATGCTTATAATCATGGCAGTTTATAGAGCAAAGAAAAAAGATACACAACCAAAGAAAAACGCTGTAACAGCTCATACTCCTGTATCCAATGAATCAATGGAACGTTTGGCAAGGATAATGAACGACAGCCCAAGCATTATGAAACTCCACGGTACGGAATGGTGTATCACAGGATTAAAGCCCGGTGTTCAATGGCTCATAGCCGAACAAGCGTGCCGGATCGTCAAAGGAGAGAAACTGAGCATGGGAGATGTTATCAAGGAGTTCGCAGTAAATCTACCAGCAGTGGCACATGTAATAACGCTTGCACTTCTCAATGACAAGGACAGGATATTCTCTGATTATGAGAAAAAAGAACTTTCAGATGACTATCACAAGGTCTTTGACCTTTTGATGTGGAGAGATTACGACATAAAGGACTGGGCATTATTGCTCGGTGAAATCCTTAACCTCATAAGCACGGATTTTTTTTTCGAGAGTATCAATGTGATTCAGACCGTGAGGGAGATGACACTGGCGAGGAAGATGACGAAAGCGGAACGAAACTGATAATATCCCGTACCGAGTGGGGGCAGATGGTCGATTTCCTGCGCTCCAACACTTGGTGCTCTCGCGAAGAATATTTATGGAGAATGACGGTCGGGCAGGTACGGCTAAGCTCGTTTGATTTCTCCCACGTGGAATATTTGAATAAGGACAAGAAAAAAAAGAATGTCAGCAGGATAGGAAGTGCTGACGATTTGAAGAACTTGAATGATTTGGGTATGCCCATAATTAATAAAAAAGGATAACGATATGTCAAATAATGAAGCTGGAGCATTCCTCAACATAACACCCGATGTATTAAAGAAGTTGGATAGTTTCGATGAGAAGCTGGAGAAGATAGAGAAGCACGCACATACGGCTGCGGATGCATTGAAAAACGGATTTGGCAGTGTGGTAGTAGATACAAGCAAGTTAGAGAATGCTATCACTTCGTTAGCCAGCAAGATAAGTGCGCTCAATACGGCAGAAAAAGTATTTGACAATATAGGAGATTCTGCTCAACAATCAAGCGTGAGAGTTGAAGGTATGTCTTCATCTATTAGCAGCATGGCGCAAACACTCAACCAACTTAAATTCTCTAATTTCTCTATTGAAACATTTTCACCTGAGAATGTTGCTAAAATGCGTGAAGCCGTCAGTCAAATAAAGTCTCAACTAAAAAATAACACCTCTCTTTCTGATAGCGACAAGTCTACTCTCTCTAAAGAAAAGGCTATGTACGAAGAAAAGCTAAAAGAGTATCAGTCGTTCATCAATATAAAAAACAAGATAGCAGCTAATGCAAATGCGGAAGAGTTGAGACAACAGCAAACCACTTATAGGAAAATGACAAATGTCATGGAATCCTATATGAAAAAGGTTGAAGAACAAAAACAGCGTTACGAAAGCGCAATGAAGAGTATGGCTGATTATGCGGCACAATCTCCAGCACAACGCACATCTGCTATAAACAACACTCTTAGTTTCTCCGCCAATGCAAAAACACTGCAAGACGATGTAGCGGCAATCAAGTTGCTAAAAGAAGCAAGGTTGCAACTTGACAAAACAGACAAAAACTATCAGGCTACATTAAATCAAATAAATTCTGCCATCGCCAAACACAACCAAGCGTTGACAGAAGCAGGAGTTAAATCACAGCAGCTTGCTACACGTCATCGCAACCTAATGGATACGGCTGGGCAATTAAGCCGTCAGCTTGCCTTGGTGTTCTCCGTGTCACAGATTGAAGGTTATATCAGCAAGTTGGCAAATGTACGTGGAGAATTTGAATTACAGCAACGTTCCTTGGAAGCTATTTTACAGAATAAGGCGCAAGCGGACCAGATATTCAACAAGACCGTCCAACTTGCTGTAAAATCACCATTCCAGATTAAGGAACTGGTTACATTCACAAAACAGCTTGCAGCATACCGTATTGAGAGCGACAAGTTATATGACACGACAAAACGACTTGCCGATGTGTCCGCAGGTTTAGGTGTTGATATGGGCAGACTTATTCTTGCTTATGGGCAGGTCAAAGCGGCAGCGTATTTGCGTGGTACGGAAGTTCGTCAGTTTACGGAAGCTGGTATCAATATGTATGGGGAACTTCAAAAGTTGTTCAAAACAAGAGACCAAGCAGATTATACCACGGCACAGATTGTAGATATGATTTCCAAACGTAAGGTTACATTTGAGGATGTTGAACAGGTGTTTGAAAACTTGACTTCCAAAGAGGGTATTTTCTACAATATGCAAGAAATCCAAGCCGAAACTTTACAAGGTAAAATTTCCAACTTGAAGGATAGTATCGATGTAATGCTTAACTCAATCGGTAAGGCTAACGAAGATACACTGAAAGGTGCTATTGATGCTGCAAAAGTACTCATTGAAAATTGGGAGAGTGTTGTTTCGATAGGTAACGCATTGGTTGGTGTATTTGCGCTTTTATATATGCACTCGCTACGAACTGGAGTTGCAATGAAAGCCGTATTCTCAACAAATATGGCGGCAAACGCGACAAAAACATTAAAAACAACAGAGTTACTCGCAAATGGGTTCAAATCTCTTTCATTAGCTGTAAGAACATTCTCCGCAAACTTGAAAGCTGCATTTGTTACAAATCTTCCGGCATTGGGAATTATTGCAGTCATTACGGCTGTATCAGATGCTTTTACAAGGCTGCAAAATAAATCAGAAGCAATCCTTGATATATCCAAGGAGACGGGAGATAAAAAGCGAGATTTGTACCAAATATCAGATGCATATAAACAAATAATATCCGCTTCATCAAACGCAAAGGACGCGGAAATATCCGACACGAAAGAAGTTATAGATAAAAAACGTGAGCAGATAAATAAGCTGGTTGAGTTATACAATAAGAATGGTCTGAAAATAGATATACAATTAAAAGATATTCCACAATCAGAAATCGACGAGTATTTCAGCAAACTCTACAATGGATATGCAAACTTTATAAGACTGCAAGAAAGTCTAAAAATCGCTTTGGCTGAAAATAATGGCAGAATAGAAGGATGGTTTGGAGTTTTTGGAGAAAATATTGAAACTGATTCCAAACAGTTGACAAATGCCTACAATAATGTTATCGAAAAGACAAGAGATGTAGGAAATGCTATTTCTTTACTCACTAATTATTACGACAATCTGTCTGAATCACAAAAGAAGCAGTACGAACAACAATACAAGGGATTGATTGATGCTTCGGCACGTAACACCGGTGAAAGTGAAATTGCATATCTTGAAAGACAATCAAAAGCCATTGATGATTTTTCAAAGTCTATTGGCGCTACATTGGATAAATCTGTTATCAAGGCAAGGGAATATTCCAAACAATTCAGAATAGCATTAACTGGGGCTAAAGGCACTGGAGGATATAAAGAGTATTTGCGTGAGTTTGACAATGAACTTGACGATATTTTGGAACGAGTAAAATCAAGATATTCTGAAAAGGAATGGGATATAAACGGTAAGGTATATCTTGAATCCGTACTTGATACAGAACTTGCATCGCAGGGATGGGAACAATGGAAACTTGACCATGCAAAGGAGCGTTGGGAGATTAAACCTAAGATTGATGAGAAAGAAACTGACAATGAATTGAATGGTCTTGACAAAATATTCAAAAAATGGTTCTCGTCCCACACATATAAATTGGGGATTGAATATGAAGATTTAGGAGATAAAAACGCATTCAAAGGATTCTTGGAAGAAGGAGATACAAAGGCTGCCGCATACAAAAAAGCTAAAGAAAGTGCAGAAAGATTGAAGAATGCAATGGATAGCGTATTCAATCAAAAACAAAGCGGACTTACCGAGGAACAATGGAAAAATGCTTTTGGAATAGCTGAAACAGTAGATAAGAAAGCACTTATCGAATATTACGAAGAACTTGCAAAAGCCAATAAAGCAATGGCTGAAAGTGCAGGGTGGAGAGAAACAAAAGCCGAACGTGACATTTGGTCAGAGCGTATCTCCGTCCTCAAAGAAATGCAGTCACGGTATGAGAAACTGAACCAGCTTATGGGAGAGAACCGTGCCATAGAGGAAACACGTTCGGCTTTCAAAGGTGCTTTGGACTTCACACAAATGGGAGAAGTTATCAAAGCGGAAGATATTATTCCGACCAAGCAAGGAATGATTGATGCGCTTGAAAAGTTACTCAAACAGATTCCTAATGACGTAAAGAATGCCGCAAAAAGAACTGGGCTTGAAAAGGAAATTGCAGAACTTAAAATCGGTATTCAACAGGACTACCTGAAAGAACAGCTCGACAAGACCAAGAAGAACATTGAAGATATGTTCAACGGATTGGATTTGTATAACAAAATGAAGAAAGAAGGCTTTTCTGATGAGATGATTAAATCATTATTTGGTGACTTAACTACTACAGAAAGCGAGATACAAGCAGAAATAGAAAAACTGGCTGGCAAAGAAGGGGAATTGTGGGAAAAAGCATACGATGATCTGAATAAGAAACTGAAATCTAAGCAAGATGAAATGTTCAAAAACCGTATAGAGCAATACGCGCAATTCATTAATGACTTCAACAACCAGATAGAGAACAAGCAGGAGGAATTTGCCGATTATATGAAAATTGCACGTGACATGCTGAATAAAACAGGTGATGTTAAAGCATTCACAGACCAAGTAGGAAATATTATAGCCAAATACAATCAAGATATCGCTAAAATTGAAACAGAAAAATTCAAGAAGAGTGGAACATATATCGAGATGATGGGCGAATTATCCATAAAGTCAGCAGACGAATTACAAGCTCTGATAGAGAAACTGGAAGATTTTATTGCAAAATCCGCAAGCAACATCCCAGCAGATACATTAAAAATATACATAAACAGACTTAACGAAGCAAACGAGCAACTTGACAAGGTAAAAAATCCTTTCGGTAAATCCTTCATAAAAGGAATTAAGGAAATAACTGAACTTCAAAATAAATATAATGCAGAAAAGAGTTATCAAAATGAACTTTTACAAAAGCAGGTAGAGCTGGAAAATGAATTGAGGGATATCGAATCAAAACGTGATATTGCAAAAGCAAATGGAGATGATACTACTAATTTTGAAAATCAAATAGTAGATATTCAGAACCTGATTAAGGACAATGATAATTCCATTGCAAATTCATCCGCCAAACTGCAAGGTATGTCAACTCAAATGGGTAAAATGACACAGGGGGCTGGTGCCGTAATAGGAATTATTGATAAGATCGTAAAAGGTATTGACGATTCTATCCAGGCGACAGCAGACTTGTTTAATGAAATAAAGGATATAGCAAGCAGCTATGGAGTTGATACAGAATCTGGAGGATGGCAAGATCTAAGTATCGCTATGAGTTCACTCAGTGAAATGAGTACAAATGTATCAAACTCATGGAACAGCTTTAAAAGTGGAGATTTTGCAGGAGCAGCCGTTAGTGCAATTAAATCTGTAGGAAGTGTAATAAAAGGCATAAATGCGATACATGATGCTAAATATGAACGAAAGATAAAACGGCAGCAGAAAAATATAGAGAGTTTGCAAGATGCTTATGAAATTTTGAAAGAAAAGATAGATAAAGCGTGGGACATAACATCCTTGAACAATGCCACAAAGCAGACGACACAGAATATAGACCAGCAGATACGTTCCTATCAAGAAATGATAAATGCCGAACAGAAGAAGAAAGATACAGACGATGAACGTATTAAAGAATGGAATGAAGCAATTAAAGAATTGCAAAAGACCAAGGAAGAGATAATAAAACAAGAACAAATGGATTTAGGCGGTATTGGCGGAGAATCAGAGTATAGGGATGCGGCTGAATCTTTCGTACAGGCATGGATGGACGCTTTTAATGAAACGGAAGACGGGCTAAAGGCTCTTAATGAAAACTTTAACGATTTCATTGAGAACCTCATTGTCAAACAAGCCACAATGAGATTAGCACAAGCTAGATTGAAAAATTTGTTTGATATGATAGACAAGTCTGTTACGGAGGATAGCGATGGGGGAATCAGCATAACTCAAAAGGAATTAGCGGATATCTATGCAGAAGCTACCACTTCGATGAAAGGGCTAAATGAGGATTTGCTTTCTTTTGTAGAAACTTTGGGATACAAGCCAAGTAAAAAAGCAAATCTATCCGCTCTCCAACAAGGAATACAAGGTATAACAGAGACTACTGCCGAGGCACTTGAGGCATTACTAAACTCTATCAGATTCTTTGTAAACCAGCAAACTACTGATATAACAGCTATCAGAAATCTGTTAGACGCTCGATATAGTTTAGAATCACAAGCTGAAACAAACCCCATGCTAATTGAATTGAAAGCGCAGACGGGATATTTGGAGATTATTTCAGATAGAATAGACCGTGTATTCGCGCCAAATTCAAATTCAAGGGGAGCAGGACTAAGAGTATTCATAAGTGACTAATTAATTTAATACATTTAAATAATCATTCTGATGGTAAGAGATAGTATAATGACCCAAGCCATACCGGGTGGCTTCTCCGTAATAGTAAGCGGTTTTATAGCAGAATCATTGGAGCACATGATACCTTGGATTATTGTATCATTTGCAGTAGTGATATGTGATTTGGCTTTTGGAATAAGGAAAAGCCTTTTGATGGGCGAAAAGGTTCGTTTCTCTAGTGCGATACGCCGCACAATGGGTAAACTTGTAACCTACTTCGCCTTTGTTTGTATGGTTGTCATGATAAACATTGCATCCGGCAGCAAATGGGATATAGACATATACTCCTGTTTGTTAGTTTGCTTCATTGAATTTTGCTCTATCATATCAAATATATTGAAGCCCAAAGGATACAGCTTTAATATGCTTAAGGCGTTAGGTCTGTTTGGTAAGAAAGTGCTTGATGTAGAAAAAGAGGATATAAATGAAATAATAACAGAAAATAAAAAGGAGGAAAAGAAATGAGTTTAATTGATTTTATTTTTATTGCGCCTTTTGCACTTTATGCCATAATCTACGCATTTTCGGTAAAAGAATCCTGTAATTCCGATGAATCCATAGAAATATGACGTGCATTTAAGCGCTATTCTTAATACATATTCATGCCCGTTTAAATAGCTTTCTGGCGAACGCAGTAAAAGAAATGCAGCTGTCAATGTTGGCATAATAAGTATAGGTATTTCCATATTAAACCTGTATCGGGAACAAACGGAGCATAAACATAACAAACAAAAAGAATAATAAATAGATAATGTAGACGCAGATATGGCAAAAATTACTTGATAATAAAGTTCTAAGAATTTAAAAGCAGGTATGTATAAATACATTATAGTAAATATTAATGGTAGTTGGATGAGAAAAGCACTGAACACATTTTTCTGTTCAGGAGTATAGCTTCTAATAAGTTCTGATAAGTCCATATTTTTTGCGACAAAAATAATAGTAATTTTATAATTTAAAGATAAGGAGGAAAAGAAAAATGGCTAATATTGAACATTTCATACCATTTCTTATAAAATGGGAAGCTGGTATAAGTAAGAAAAGCAATGAAACCAATGAGTCTCTTTTTCAAAGAGCAAGAAAAACAGGATGGGCTGATGATCCCGATGATTTAGGAGGACAAACTATGGTAGGTGTGACAATGGCTACCTATGAGGAATATTGTCGTAGAAAAGGTTATCCAAAACCTACGACCGGAAAATTGATGGATTTGTCATATAATGATTGGAAAAGTATCTTGAAGATGTTGTATTGGGATAGATGGAATGCGGATGAAATAAAAAGCCAAAGTATAGCAGAGATAGTATGCGATTTTGTATGGGCTTCTGGAGTACACGGTATCAAAGTACCGCAGGATTTAGTTGGTGTGATTCCTGATGGCATTGTCGGACCTAAGACACTTGCCGCAGTTAATTCCCGTAATCCCCGTGAACTGTTTGACCAGATCAAGATTGCACGGTTTGATTTCATCGAGGATATATGCCGGAAACGCCCAGCAAACAACAAGTTCAAACGTGGTTGGATGAACCGTATCAACGATATAAAATTTGAGGGATGAAACAAAGGATCTATATATGGATTGCGGTAGCGATAGCATTGCTATTGGTACTTATTTAAATACAATAATATGAAATGGCTTCCTTATATATTAATAATTGTACTCGCTTTCGGTTTAGGATGGTTTGTAAAGCCATCCCCCGAAGCAGTTATAGAGGCAAGAACGGATACGGTGTTCAGTACAAGTATCATTGTAAAGAGAGATACTGTAAAGTATTATCTTCCTTCTCCAATACTATGTTGGCATGATGGTGATACAATCCATGTAGGAGACACTATTCTTCCTGTTGAGCAGAAGATATACAGAGATAGTGATTACATCGCTTATGTGAGTGGTTACAGACCTAACCTAGATAGTATCTATGTTTGCTCTAAGACACAGACAGTAACAAACGATATCTATCACACGGTGAAGATAAAACCCAGAAGATGGGGGCTGGGAATAACAGCCGGTTATGGATTTGGTAAGGATGGCTTTTCTCCTGCGGTTATCGCAGGAATAAGTTATAGAATATGGTAATAAACAGAAAGGAGGTAAAAAGATGAAATAGCAACATCAAGTATCATCCGCCACAGGTAGAAGTGTGGCATATAATAGAAAAACTCATTTAATAAAAGTAATTCTTTCAGGGGCTTAGAATCAAAAAAAAGCCCCCAACGTTCAAATAATTATTGCCACATAAAAATTTGAAAAAGCATAAGACACCGTACGTTGGAGGCTTAATATCTTCAACACGGTATCTTATGCTTTGTTTATGTATATATCAAGTTTTTTATGTGGCATGGCAAAGATAAGAATAAAAATTAGAAAAAACATGTGCAAGTCAGAAATCTTTGCCAAAATAATTAATATTGTTTCAAAAGAAACAGAAGTGTCTATTGACCAAATATTATCGTCTGATAAGAATATGGAAACAGTGGATGCCCGGTATCTTCTTGTATCTCTTCTTTTCGAAAGTGGTATGTACCCTTCACAGATAGCCGTTCATATCCACAAAACCAAACGTGCAGTTAACTACATGATATCTAATTTCCATGAGAGGATAGAGAGTGGGAAAATGATGAGAATATATTGGGATAATATAAAGAATTTGTTGGGAAACAACTGATTCCTCATGAGATATGATATATATACTTTTGTGAACGGTCGATTTTGACCGGGATACAAAATACAAATACTTATGGAACGAACTTATGTTTTTAACCAAGACGGTGGAACCGGCGCAAACAATGGTCTGCTTGCGTCCATTCTTCCGTCCTTGCAGAGCCGTGGAATTGACACAGGCTATCTGATGGGGCTGATGGGAGGAAATGGAAACGGCGGCTTTTTCGGAAACAATGGAGGTTTTCAGGACATCATTGCATTGATTGTGATTGCAGCCATCTTCGGTAACGGAAACTTTGGATTCGGTGGCAACAACAATAAGGGTGCCGATGAAGGAAGAGAAATGATCATGCAGACACTTAACCGGAACGGTGTGGACATTGCATCATTAGCCCAAGCTGTTAACACCTCTTCAGACCAAATCCTTGCCGGTATTAACTCTGTATCACAGGCTATCTGCGGTCTCGGTAACCAAATGGGTCAGAACACCAACAGTATCCTGACTGCGATTATGCAAGGTAACAACGCTCTGACATCTCAGATCTGTAGCTGTTGCTGCGATATGAAACAGCTTGTAACCACACAAGGATACGAGAGTCAGCTTGCAATGTGCAACCAAACTAACGCATTAATCAACACTGCTAACCAAAACACATTGTCATTGCGTGACGGTGCTACTGCCAACACGAATGCTATCCTTGCTAAACTTGATGCAATCCAAAATCAGGCATTGCAGGACAAGATCGCATCTCTTACTGCGGAAAAGGCTACTTTAACAGCCGAAATATCCCAGCGTAATCAGAACGCCACTATCCTGAGTGCAGTAGGACAACAGATTGCTCCTTTGGCAGCCGGATTGCAAAGCCTGCAATCGGACGTCGATGGCATTAAATGCCGCATGCCACAAACCGTGCCGGTACAATACCCTAACATCGTTGGCGTAAATCTTGACACATACAGAGCTGCTGCTTTTGGAGCCTATGCCGGTGATGCTGCATACGGACGTAGTGGATGTGGTTGCAACAACTACTGGGGCTAATCCGGTAAGAAAGGAGGTAGATATGTGGCCTAACTTTTTTACAGGATTCCCATTCCCATCAATCGGAAGAACAAATTTCAACACTCTCCCTACGGTGGCTGTGACCGTCGGCACGGAGAATGTTACTTTGGAACTTCCTAACCATGCATTCCGTAACAGGGATTATGTTGGGGGATTCTATATCAGTCTCCGACAAGCTATACCTGCCGGTACGACTGCTACACTTCCGATATTGATAGGAACTAATGGGGACACAAGACCGTTGATGGCTTATAACAATGAGCCTGTGACTGTTGCAAACTTGGCTGGAACCGGCATCTATGAGATTCATTATAACAAGTACACCAACGAATTGTATCTTGTTAATGGAGGGTACAGACCGACAACGGCTCCGGCTCCTACAGTAGAAACCGCTTCTTTACGGAGCAAGTAATAATTAACATGGAGTTTTGTGGTGGTTCCCAAAATGGGAATAACCACACTCCTTAAAATTAAACAATCATGTTTCAATCACTTCGTACCAATAACCAATTGTATATACTTCATAAGGATGCTAACCCGTTTATCGAATACGGCCCGGTGGTCAGCGTTTCCGCTCCCAAGCCGAAATATCCTATGGCATCCCCTATGGGACAGTTGCCCCAAATGGAAATGGTTGTGGATGTTGTTGTCTGCATCAACGGGCAGAACACGACATTCCAAAATCTTCCTGCCGGCATGGATATAGCCGACTTCGGACAGAACGGGAATATCGTAGTGTCATGCTCGCGTGATGCTATGAATAACGAGGTCGCTTCTATGAAACAGAAAAGCATAGACATCATCAACAGCATGGACTTCCACAATTCCGTCATTGCAGGGTGTGACAAGATGCTTACGCTCTTGAACCCTGAATTTGCCGAGAAACAACGTCAGGAGCAGGAAATATCCTCTCTGAAAGGGCAAATGGCGGAAATGAGCAAGAATATGTCTGACCTTATGGATTTGAACAAACGGCTCATGGAACAGCTCGGAGTGGTTGAAACATCCAAAACAAAGAAATGATTATGGGAATGTGGGAAATATTAGAAGAAGGGCGTGACGATTACGGACGCGGCTTCGGTATGAGAGGTGACGAGGTGGAGGAAGCCTATAAGGAAGGCTGCCGCAAAGGTTACGAAAAAGCCATGAGAGAAATGCGCGGAGAAATGGGTTTCCGTGATGGCGGAAGAAGTTATTCAGGTGGTGGAAGCTCATCCGGCATGGATGAACGCAGATACCCCGGATACTTTCCTGAATATCCGCGTATGGATGACATGGGCGAACGCAGACGCAGACGCGCTAACGGTGAGTTTTATTAATGGTGGAGGGGTGGAATGCCCCTCTTTTTAAATAAAGGTTATGGAACAGAGATTGGATACATACAGCAGATTTCCATCGGGCATGAGGGAATATCTGGAAGCATACGGCTTTCATTTCAGCAAGAAACTTTATGAATGGGCCGTTTCAAAAATGAAGGTGAAAGACGAAGCCACGGGCAAAGAGAAAAAGCTGGAGCCGTGGAGCAAAGATGAAGTGGACGATATGCTGAAAGCGAACGGAATTACCATTGAGCACGACAAGGGTTATGACGTTGCTTATGTCGCAAACATGCTGAAAGCGGATTTCTATAAAAAATCATTGGTTGACGAGGCTCACTTATGCAAGCATATAAAATGCTACCTTGATGATATTGATGGCGATCCTTGCAGGGCGTTTGACGAGTTCTTTGCCACCTGTATAGGTAAAGGGATTCCTGTAATCTGGTCGGATGTGATATGATTATTCAGGAGTTCTACATACCGAAATATGGAGACTGGCACGTCAAAGTGTATTATGCGGTACACACCTATTGGGCGGATCGGATCATTATGGACCTATACCGTATAGGATGCAGGGGGGATTCCCTCAAGCGTGCGTATCGCAATCTGACCGAAGGCAGAATGAATACCGGTCTAACCTATTCGGACTACAGTAGAAGAGAGACAGTAATGGTTATCTCACTAACCTCTACCCCCGAAGAGTTTCAAAATTCGTGGGACCACGAAAAAGGTCATTTGTGCCGGCATATCTCCAAGGCTTTCGGGATTGATCCTTATGGAGAGGAAGCGCAATATCTCAGTGGATATGTCGGTCAAAAGATGTTCCCTGTAGCCAAAAAGTTCTTATGTGAACATTGCAGAAAAGGATTGGAAAAATAATAATCGAACAGAAGCGTTCTTTGACTTTTGGGAACTACTGCTAAAAATAATAAGGGATATGATTTGCAAATATGTAGACTTATCACTTAATTTGCATCATGAAGAAGGTGATTCATATACCAAACGTGGATAGAGATGAAAGAATAGGAAGCGCATTTAATCATCTGTTTCAAGTCATACAACAGACTGACAATTGTTGCATGAATGATTTATGCTGGGATTTAAGTAACACTTCTTTTTTTCATCCGTTTTTTCTCGCTCCGCTTGTTATATATAAGCAAAGGTGTGAGAAGAATGTGATATGCATAAACAGACCGATACGTATCACTGGCTATTTGGACTTGGTTTATTTTGAGAACCCATTACTTGTGGATGCCGGATCCAACATGAAAGAGGTTTTGGAGCCATATATCTCTAAAACATATTTGCCAGTATGTCAGTTTGATTTGCACAAAAGTAATATTGACGATTTACAAAGCATTCTTCAAAGAATTATAAAGACACAAAGTGGAGCTGATTATCGTATCGTTACTCCTCTTTCATATCTTTTAGGAGAATTGATTGATAACATGAACGAACATTCTCAAGGCAAGCATGGTTATATCTTTTCCCAGTATTTAAAGAAAGAGGATTGTATAGATTTGGTCTTGGCTGACGATGGAATAACCGTGCTGGGAAGTTATGTAAAGGCCCAAAAATTTTTGGATGAGATTAATGGGAATGATGCCGAAGCGTTAAGGTTGGCAAATGAGGGGAAGTCTACAAAGAACTTGCCTAATGCAGAAAATAGAGGATACGGTATATCTTCATCCAAAGAAATGCTTTCTGATGGGCTTCATGGCTCATTTTTCATGTTGTCCGGAGGTGCGTTTCATAGGCATGACAGCTCCGGTTCTGTATTTGTTAAGCTTCCCAATTCTATATATTGGGATGGAACAATAATTCTAATGAGAATTCCGGTTAAGGTCCCATTGGACTTTGACTATAATAAATACACTCGATAAAAATAAATATATGAATACGATGTTAAAAATTGCGGATTTGATTAGTACGGATATCCGTTCAAGAGCTAATGCGGATATTATAAGATCTGCCATTGATGGCATTAAAGAGGACGTTATATTAGATTTCTCTGGAGTGATATTTGTGTCTCGTTCCTTCACGGATGAGTTATATAATGTGATGGAAGAAAATAAGAATGTTTCTTTGGTAAACATGTCTAATTTTGTAAAATCCATGTTGGAGGCTGTAACAAACGGTCGTAATTCAAAAAGAGTTTTCAGACAAAGTGAATCTGAAATAAAAGAGTTCGAAGACATGAGTAGTTTGTCCTCTTTCTTGGCAACAATTTAAGTCTACGTCCTTGCCACAAGTTTACCCTTCAATGATTGTAGGTATACCTAATGCAAGGATATTTATTCTTTATAGAGATTTCAAAGCGGTAATTCCCAACGGTTTTACCGCTTTTTTTATGTTTAAAAATGAAAGAAGATAAGTTGAACATATTGCTTGAACATGCTGATGATGTGCCTCACTGGTATTTTTGTCGTTTACTTGCTGTGATGCGATGGAACGTATAGAGAGGTGGATATACAGGCTGATACCTCTTGTCGTGTTGGCAAGGGTGATATCGTTGTGCCTGTAATTTTCCCTAGTTTTATAAGGCTCCCTAAATATTTAGTTTAGTGGTAGTTCACTGGGATACCTTACTCATTTCTTCGTGTACTAGTCTGCGAAACTCATCACTTTTTGCAAACTTCCCTATCTGTTCGCCTTTGCACATATCGTAAGTTATGAAAGTTTTTAAGAGAAAGATGTCCAACCCTACAGCCTTGAATCCCATCGCAATGCCTTCCCGGCAGGTGGCGAACACATTTTCACGGTGGACACCATCTACTTCTTCGGTCGAGAAGTTAAACGAATAGCTATTATTCATCTCGAAGTACCGTTTCATCAGTTTTGTGCCTGCAAAGTTAATTTCCATCCGCTCGGCAAATCGGGAAAAGATGTGCGGAGGAAACGCAAGAAGAACCATTTTACCTTTGACGAAGGTAGGCATATAGGCATACTTGCCATGCCCGGTATCGTGGTAGCAGACGAAGGAGATACGGCAATCATCTCCTATCTCTTTTTTACTGTGAGCCTCCCATAATATCAGCCACTTGTTTTTTCGCACAGTAGTGACAAAAGAGTGGATACGCACCGGAAACAGAACGGATTTTTTGATTATCCGGATGACCTTAGCGTCCTTGCCATCGGAGATAGTGAGCACGTTTGGATAATCAGCTCTTATTTCGTCAAGCAATTCTTCTGCTGTCATGGTTGATGTTATCATAATTAATATGTTTTATAACATTAATAATTTGTTGCTCGTTAATTCAAAAAGTTGCACCTTTGTATCGAACATCAACAATGTTAGTCGCACTTCGGTGCGTGGATTGAAACGACATTAGAAATGTCATTGTGGCTTGCTCACAAATTAGTATTGTCTATACAGCCACTGTATAGTGAAGAGGCGGATTTCTCCGCCTCTGTTTTTTATTCCCTTACTACTTCTTTCTGCATCATAATTGAAAAAATCTTCATTCTACAAATTCTATATCATTCAGATTAATCGGATAAACTTCGTATACTACCACCTGGTCAAATTCCCCATATTCATTTTTTTTATTCAAAATGTTTGCTATTAACTGACAGTTATAAGAATCACATAATCTAATTAATTCAATAGATGGAGCTTCGAATACTTCTATCGTATTAAATCTCTTATCCTTATTAATTCTATAAGAAAACATAGATATCATTTCCGCATTAATGCCTAATTCTTTGATCTTGTTGTACAATTCTAAAGTTTTCATATTCTTGATACTGAATTGATCTGTTGTCACCAGCTTTATATTTATCATAAAAAAATTTCTTCAACCTCAAATTCTGCCTTCTCTTCCCAATCAAAAAAATCTAAATTCTGTTCATCCTCTTCTGTCAAGTAGTAATATGCGCGTATCCTATAGCCATCAATCTCAATAGGGGCTTCAGCCCACTGACTTAGACCTTCATGTAGCGGATCAACGACACAGCTTGTAGGCTCTGCACCAGTTGATATTGCCTTATCTGCTATATCTTTCCCAAATCTATCTACTATTTCTTGATATGTATATCTTTTCATCTCTGTGCCCGTCATGCCGATAGCTAAGCGTTATGTGTTGCAAAATTATCGTTTATAAATCAGTAATTCGTTTCACAAAGTATGTTTTAAAGCATACTTTGAATATATTCAGTGCGTCTATTAATCTTAGTCCGTAGGGCAGTTAGGCGATTCCGGGTAAAGGGCAGCCCGGTCTTTGTCAAAATACCCCTTGCGTTCAATCGTTCAACTACCTTGTCAATATCTTGCGGAGTATTGCAGCCTTCCAACATGGCGGCTATCATATTGTTCTTTTCATCGTTCATCGCTTCCTTTCTTCTCTTTTCCCCGTTCGCCTTACCGCCTTTTGCCTGACCTGATGTAGTACCGCCTAAAGAGGTGCATTTGTTTCCAGCTTTGGAAATGAAATAACCGTTTTCCTCAATTTGTTTTTTCTTTACTTCCAATGCTGATTTAGTTCGTTCCTGTATAAGTTCTTTTTCCAGTTGGGCAGCAAAAGAAAAGGCAAACAATATCATTTCGTCCATTGCCTTTATATTACCGCAATCTAAATCAATACCCATTTGAACAATTACAAGACGTATTTTACGCGGTTTTAGTTCATCATTGATAAGTTTGTTTAAGTCGCTCATAGAACGCCCCAAACGGGAAATTTCGGCTACTATCAGCATATCTCCAGCCTCCAGCAATGGGAGTGCATCAGTACCTAATTTTCTTTTCTTATAGGTTACACCGCCGGATATTCCTTCTTCCGTTATCACAATGTCGGATTTTAAACCGTTTCTTTTCAACCATTCTTGGACGGTTCTGTTTTGTTGCTCCAATGTTTGTTTGTCAGTGGATACACGACCATATTCTACTACTTTCATAAATTACCCCTCCTTAGATTAAATTCGCTATTATATTATTCGTTTCGTTGTTCTTGGCTTCTGTAAGCCCTAATTCGGATATATTTTGAAGCGCAATTTCGCATTGTTGGCTAATGTATGAGATTTCATCGGCATCAATATCACGGCTATCGTATATAAACGCTTTCGCCAGCTTGATGGCAAGACCTTGACACACATCCCCGGCAACTTTTTCGGCTGCTATAATGTTAGAGCAAATAATTTGCTTAATACTTAGTTGTTTGTTCGTTCCCATATTCTTTTGTTTTTAAGTTAGTAATTTGCTCCGCCCGTGGAACTTGCACCACTTGCAAGGCGTTGAACCTTTGGCGGATAATTCGGCTTAAAAACCGTTATTTCCAGTCAGCTCCTTACCTACTCCAACAGCTAACCAAATCAAAATGCAAATCATGAACATATTATTTCCTCCTTAATTAAATTTATTCGTTCATTCTTACCTATCGCCTACCCGACAGCCGTATTACTGCCGGGGTGTCATAAGATGATATGTTGGCAAAAAGCCCCAACGTACGTCTATGCTAACATGTGGCAATATATTTCTATTATAAAATCGTTCCGCATTGTACTATGTATCGTGTCCATGATACGCTTAATACAATATGATCATTGCATTGTACGAATGCGGTAGGGCGTACAGGAAACCCCAGTTTTGCGTAATCCTGCTCAGCTTCCTGTTTGGTTGCCCTGTATGGCGTCACTTGTTCGGCACTCGTTTCTACCCAAACACTTTGTCCTAGTTCGGGAACATACTCCCATTTGCGACACTGTTTAAGTACGTAATATCCTCTATTGTTCATATCAAATCATTTTTTAAAATATACTCTTTAGCCTCATCCATTGTGTCAAACCACAATGATGCACTGTTATAATACATTCCCGTTCGGGTATTAATTAGGTTTACTTGGTATATCGTTCTACCATACATTATAACCTTTACTATTTCCGCTTTATCTTTCACCTTATATTATCTTAATTCCCTGAATGAAACCGTTCAAAATCGCTCTTGATAATCTCTATCTGTACAGGCTTAACGAAGCGGTCTAGTTCTTTGCGCACCTCTCTCATTTGTTCAAACGGTACGGTTACAATGTTTCCAGCAACTAATAAGTTGCGCAAAATGTTGTCTAATTCTTTACGTTTCATAATTTAATGCCTTTAAGTTTATAAATTTAGCTCCCGGCCGCAAATCAAATTGCCACGGTCTAGCCGTGCCGGGATAATTGGTTACTTTTGATTTTTCCATGTCCTGTAGTCATTCGTGGACTCAAAACACATGAAACCGCCACACACTTTGGCGACATTTGAAGGCGTAAACGGACATTCTTTAATTGCTTGATACCTTGTTTTTACTTGTGCAAAATACGTTCTCATTGTTCTATTTTTTATTGGTTTATAATAGTTCCCGGCGGCGGTGTTGCTCCGCCTTCCCACATTGGTTAATCTTGTTCTATCGTCCACTCTTTTTTTACGAAGCCTTTAAAGCTGCCAAACGATTTTTTAAACGCTGCTAACGCTTCTTTCTTCGTCTTGCCGTAATAGCAATAACGCGCCCCGTTATAAAACTCTACTGTTAACTTATATTCTTTCATATCCTTTAAAATTTATCTGATTCATCACTTTTGTTTATAAAGTCTTTTAATTTTTTGGGATCGGTGCCGGAAATGAATATCACAACACCGAATAACAATAACATAACGCCTAACATATCAACCAATTATATAAGGTTCTTTCATGGGAATATATTCCATCCCGTTGAACTGGTAGATAGGTAGGAATCTTCTAACCCAACCGTTACCGGCATCATAAAACCCTTTGAAAACGAAATCAGAAGGGGAAGCATTACCAATTATTTCGAGTTCTCTATATCCGTATACGTTGCTTTCTCCGTTCTTCTTGATGAACTTCTTTAACCAGTTCAACCCCTGAACGCCTTGTTCCTCTGTTAATGGAATGCCGTAGCCATCTCCAATGCTTTCCAACCAATCATAATCTATAACGTCTTGTTGCTGCTTGTTAGATCGATTTTTTAGCAATTGCAATTGTTGTTTAGTGATTACACCGTTTTCTTTAATCTCTGAAAAAATGCTTTCTAAAGTCTTCATAATGCTATAATTTAAATTGTTAAAATTCAACCTTATAGCGTGATTAATAGCATACTAATACCAGATACAGACTATACACTCAATAGCTGAATGCTATCGTAATATCAGTAAACCAAGAAAATTAAATGGGAGAATATTTGCAAGAATCGAAATAGAGAAGTATCTTTGCTCCGTGTGATAGGAATTGGATACTTTAGTATCTTGATCCTTTGAGAGTCTTAATATTGCTAGTATTAAGGCTCTCTTTTTATTCCAACATTTAATAACACGCTTTTGGATAAAGCATACATGCTTCGCTTTACGCTTATCCTTGTGAAAAGTATATCGGATATCTTGTGTTATCACTATGTGATATCCTTTCCTTTTCACACTTCGAAGTTACGAAAAAGTTATCATTCTACCAAATATTTACTTATTAAATTTGTAAACAAACAAGAAAATATTATTCTCACCCTCTACAAAGGCTCTCTTGCCTGGACTCTTGCCTGGTAATTCACTCACAACGAATCAAACGAGCGTTGCAATGCGTTGCAGGTATACCCCACCCCCCCCTATACCAATGCATCCGTAAACATCCATCCTCTCCCGATTTTTTTTATTTTTTTCTGAATTTTCACGTCTTTATAATGTTGCAATTTTTCATATATAAAACTTAATTTACAATGTAAAATAATATTATTTATCATTATGTCGATATTCATGTTTTGCGTTGATGCTTTCCTATGCAGATTGCTTTTATTCCCCTTTGTTTATTTAAATAATCAAAGGGAGTGAGGTGTTCGCTGTGCTCACTCTTTCTTTATGTTACTTTCTTTCTATGTATTTTGGATTAGACATTTTTCCTTTATTATATAAGGGTATGTCTAATATGTAATGATGTAGTATTATGCAATACAAGGTACACTTCAAGTATTCTTTTACTTTTAAGATTAAGAATTTAATATTAAAGCGAGTTTTGAATACATCATAGTGATAAATATTAAAGTAAAGCTTTAATATATGAATTTAATTAATTATATTTGCGTGTATTATAATAAAACAACATGAATGATTACAAGTTTTATATGATGCGTTACGGTGAGCTTGGTGCCGTTTGGAAAGACTTGGAAACAGATTTTCCCGGTTTGAGGTATAAAGAATGTACAGGTCTTAATTCGTATGGAGAGCCTACAAATATGTATGCAGAGGATTTTGCCGAGACAAGCAAGGCGGAAGTGTATGTTTCCAGCACACCGGCACACAAGCAGACAACTATAAAGCTGACATTGATATTCTTGGAGGATGACACAAAGGATGATAAGTCTTACCGTGACTTTATGGCTTTCATTACTGGTTATAAGATTGCCTACCGTGATACAGCGAGGAATAGAAAGGTGCTTATGTACCTTTCAGGAGCCACAGAGCCTAAAAGCGACACCCTTTACGGTCAGAAATACAAGGAGGTGACGTTTACGTTCAAGAACGTATACGGACATTCCTTCGGATATGACGAAACTTTTCCTAACGAATAACAATTAAATTCTATATTGCTATGTTTTTAGAAACAGAAACCTTATCGGAAGCATTATCCTTTGCGAAGTGCAAGGATTTGCCCAAGAAGTTCAATCCCGAACTGGGGCTGACGTGGATATTGGCTATCGCTCTTATCAAGAAGAAGAACCTTATGAATGCCTATGCCATTGTTGAACAAAGGGCTGACGGACTTATCCAGTACAAGAAGACATTCGGACGGCTTTCTCCCATTGATGGTCTTATCTCCATCCATCCGTATATGTACGTGGATGAAGAGGCGTTGGGAATGGCCATGAAAGCAAACAGACGAACTATCGCCATGCACTATGCTGATGCAGCGGACGACATCATTGATTCGGACGATGAGAAGTTCAAGGTGTACCAGTTGCAGTACGCCATGGATATGCAGAAGCTGAACATGAACCAGGAGAAGCCTAGATTCGGGAAGTCTGTTGTGGAAGAAGCGGAGGAAGCGGCTAATCCGGTTGTTGAGGAAGTGTTGAAGGAGAATGAGGCGGTGGCGACAATTGAGGATGAAGGAGAGTGTATTATCGAGGTTAAGGACGCTAAGGCGGCGTTCAGACCTAAGAGGGGTAAAAAGGCTAAAACGGAGGAGTAAGATATGGAAGATTTAATTAAGGCGTTGCAGATATTTTTGAAGTACGGAAATAAGAAATACCCAACTTCTTGTGAACACGATATACTTTACGTTGATATTGACCCAAGCGTTGTTTCTTACGAGGACAAGAAAACACTTGATGAACTTGGCTTTTTCGTTGATGATGAAAACGATTGTTTTGCTTCATTCAAATACGGAAGTATGTAATTATAAAAAGGCTTAGACGGAGGAATAGGTATGAGTGATAATAGCAAACAATTAAATGCTGGCGACTTTGTTCGTCATGGAGATAGAGATGCAATTTCAAAAGTTGTCATGGTCAAAAATGGGCATGTTGTGATTGATACGCCTATTATAACCGCAGAATCGTGCCCAATTGAAGAAGTGAATCCGATAAACGATAAAGATGCTTTTCTTTTTGAAATGCAAGCATTGTTGAGAAAGTATGATGCTTCTATATATGTTGACTTTGACCAAGGCGATGAAATATATACTACCACTATCGCATTTGGGGAGGATAGTGTCAAGTATTCTTATACTCATGGTATTGATGCGGATAACGTAATGGATTACAACAAAGAATAAAACTAAATTTACTATGGCAAAGGGCAATAAACAACAAGGATTTGAGTTCATCATCAAAGAAAGCGATGTGCTGGAGAGGGAAAACTTCGGTTCGTTCGAGATTGTCATTACGAAAGGATATGCCTGTTTTAAAAACTATACAGGATTCCGGGTGTTCACTACCCCGTATGCTGTGGGATTGGACGGTGTGGCACATGAAACATCTCTCTATGCGTGGTTGAAGTATATGGTGGACTTCAAGAAATCCATCAAAGGCAAGGAGAATGAAATGTTCGGGGAAACTACTTCCACCAACAAGGAGTTCTTGGACGGTATGAAGGTGTTGACTGAAGCAAACCTTATAAAGCCAATGACTGTGTTCACAGATATTAACGACGCACAGAAAGAAGCCGAAAATTATATGAAGTGGATGGAAGGTCAGATGAAAGATTTGAATAAAGCAATGAACACTACGCCGCCTGAAGAAGACTTGAAAGCTAATGCGGAATTTGAACAAAAGGCTATCATAGCAGAAGAAGCGGAGGAGATGTTTGACGATGGAACTAAAACCGAGGAAGGACAGGTATAACCCGGACAATGTATATCACATCTATATAAAGATGGAACGGCATCCTGGTGTGAAATGGGTGTCATTCAAGGACAAGCAGACCGGAGAAGTGACAAAGGGGCTTTTTATTCCCGATGTAGAAACAGGATGCATTAAGGTGAGAAACGGTAATATGTTTCTTAGCTTTAAGGCGATACCCGTAAAAGGATGTACCAATACCCATGTGATAATACCGAATGTTTCAAAAGGTGTAGATTGTAATATGGGTAAATGTGGGAAAAAGGAAGTGGATTTTAGAAAGGCTACTATTGGCAATATGTATGTTATGGGTGAAATCCTTAATGAAGACCAAAAGAAAATAATAGAAAAGTATGTCAGAAGGAGAAAATTGCTTAAAATCGGACGTTATAAGAAAGGTTGAGCGTATTGTGTGCGATTGCGTAAACAAAGCATTCTGCAAGGATAAATATTCGCCCATATCTCCATTGTCTTTATACGAAGGGAAGACAAATATACCGTTCGTAAAAAGGATGGCAAGACCTGCCGTGTTTGTGGTTGCGCATGACCGATTTGGGGTGTCGTACAGCGCGTTAGAAAAGCATTCTCATATTCATGCACGTAACATTATACGATCAGTAAAGACTTATAAGAGCATTCCTGATTCGGACAATGCCGTAATGATGATAAAAGAACTTATAGAAGTTGAACTAAAAAAATTCCCAATTTTATGAGTGATTTGCTTGCTTTTAAACGTAATGCCATCATGCTTGGTCTTTGCGGTGCTTACAAAAATAAGTGGGATTCCGCTACAAGTAAGGAAACGTTAATGGATATAGCTTTGGATTCAAACGGTGTGGAACTGTTGGCAGATGCCCATAGTTTTGGATTCGGTATGGATATTCAGTATATGAAACGAACGTTTTCTGACTATATTAATGGTAAATGGAAGCGGAGCAAGGACGGATATACTTCGTGCCTGTACGTGGACTTTAACGGACAAATAGAGCAGGATTGTACGCTTACAACGGTGCTTGCTTCAAAGGTTGAGTTCCATGTTTCAAAAGGGAATGTGTGCAAGCTGTATGTTGGAGGTGAATCTACTGTAAATATCACCGGAGAAGGTATCTGCTACGTGTACTCATACGGTCACAATAAAGTGACCGGCAGGTTTAAGTCAATGAATTGTATAACTAAGTCCGAATGGGCTAAATAACATGCCTATATCCACGTGTAGAAAAAGTAACGGGTGCGTTGGTTAATACTGGCGCACCTTGCTAAATAAGTAAATAGCATGAAAGTACCAATAGATAATATGACTTTCGCTGAAAGCGAATACCACAGAGGCAATAAGATATGGAATGATCAAACACTTTATAATTTTGCGAAAGCAAAGGAGTACCCTGTACGTGATATGCCATTGTGGAATATAGACCTGGCTGTTGAACCATTTGAGTGTAGTCAGCTTCATAGCTTCATCTTTCAATGCAAAACGTGTGCTTGATTGTTCTTTAGACTACCCTATTATATTGGATGAAGTAGGACAAATAGCAGACGGATACCATAGATTATGCAAAGCTATCTTGGAAGGTAGGAAAACAATTAAGGCTATCAGGATGCTGGAAATGCCGGCACCTGATAGAGTTGAAAATTAATATTTTATGATCGAAGAAAAACAAATACAAGATAGTATAGAACTACTTGAACAAAATGCTTTGCCAATTCCTGATGATGGCGATATGGTTGAACAAATACCATTGTTCAGCTCTTCCGATATGCAGTCAGTCATTGAAGGCGGCAAGAAGAAACCACCTATCCATAGGTTGTGGGGCGATTTTTGGTGGGAGAACGAACTTGTTTTCCTATTTGCCGATAGCGGAATAGGTAAGTCCATTCTTGCCACGCAGATAGCCTACGAGATAGCCAAAGGGGAAAGCGAATGTGCGGATGTTGAGATAAGTCCTCAAAAAGTATTATACTTTGATTTTGAACTTTCTGACAGACAACTTGCAAGACGTTATAAGAACGCTGATTTCCCGAAGTCGCTCATCCGATGCACCATATCGGAAGAAGTGGACAGCGAAGATTTTAACATGAACGTAATTGAAGGGATAAAGGATAAATTGCTTGACACGAAAGCAAAGATTATGATACTAGACAATCTTTCATATCTATCCACCCAGACAGCGGAAGCAGAATATGCCGGAGTTATTATGGACGGTCTCACTAGATTGAAACGTGAGCTAAAAATCAGTATCATGGTGATAGCGCATACGCCTAAGATTGAGGAATGGAAGCCCTTGTCTAAAACCAATATGGCAGGAAGTAAGATATTGTCTAACTTTGCAGACGGAGTATTTGCCATAGGACGTACAAGGAATGGAGGACGTTATCTAAAACTACTAAAAACTCGCATGGTGAGTGAACCGGATGAGAAGTCGCTCCTTCCCTATTTCAATATTATTTCGGAACCTTACCTTCATTTTGAAAAGGTTGGTGATGAAACGGAAAAAAAATTACTTATGGGAAAACCTGCAAAAGATTTTTTCACTTCTATTTGGGATAGAGATACGAAATCCCCTATTCCTCTGAATGAGCTGGTCAAACTAATTATATCTAAGGATAATTCTAAGAATACTATAAAGGCTAAAGACGGAAATGCTCGAAAACGTATTGACCGTGCTATAAGATATGGCTCTTTAAGGAAAGACGAATTGAAGAATGTTTTTCTGAAAACAGAAGATTGATTGTCAATTATCCACAAACTGTAATTTCAAACAAGTTAAAGGACTCTGGAAAAGCCATAAGATTGGGTAAAATATTGTGGCTTTCCCAGTAGTTATAAGGGTTCGCATTTGAATCCCTAAATTTTTAGTTTAGAAGTAGTTAACATTTATAGTTCATTTCTTTTCAATTTATTCAAAACACATTCATCTCTTGTGAAATCTTCCCCGATTTGCTTCTTGCTTTCAATGATCTGCTCTACAAGCGTTATACACTCCTTTCTTATCTCTTCGGTTTCATTATAACCGCAAACTTTGTCAACTAGTCTTTCGATGTTTGACTTGGTGTTAGAAAGTTGTTTATATAGAACCTTTAATCTAAAGTAGCAAAAATCAATTGTGGCTATGTGCTCAATTCTTTCCATTTCCCTTAATCGTTTCAATACATTCCTTTATCCCATCATCAAAACCATGCTTGTACCCCTTAGCGTATTCTCCAATGTTATACACCGCCATTGCAAATACAAACAGTATGATACCTAAAGCCTTATGCCAACCGGGCAACGAGATGGAAAACGGTTTAAATGTAATTGTGAGATCGCCAATCCATAATAGGGCGATAATACATATGATTGTAAATATAATTGTTTTCATTGCTTATTATGCATTTTAAAATGTTCGTCAAGAATAAGTTTGGATATCTTGTACACCGATACGATCATACATGCTATCATTACAAATACTAAGACAATTCTAACTAACAAAAACTGATCAATAGCCCAAAGTAGAGAAAAATATACGGGTAAAGACAGTGCAGCTATAATGCCGGATATTATTTTATTCTTCATAATTCAGTTATTTCTTTTTTAAATTAATAATCTTTGTTTTGTAATTATCAAGCCCACTTACATGAGTGCTGACAACTACTATACTGTCATTAAGATAGGTTATGCTGCTATGCCTAGTATAGTATATCTTTGGGTATTCTTTATCTTCGATAGGGTGGCTACACCCAAATACTGTGGCTATTACCACAAGAGTGATAATATTCTTCATAATTGTTATTAAAATAGTTAATTGTTTTCATTGTTATTACAATACAAACTATATTTGCATCGCATTTGATTTGGAAACTAACACCTCCAATCCAGCGAACTGTCATTCGCAAAATCTTATTCATTTCCTTGAGAAAGAATTAAGCCCATTGTCCTGCAAGCTTTGGGCTTTTTAACATTGGCATAATCAATATCTTTTTCCGTTCAACTTAGGTCTTAGTTCATTGTATCTCATCTTCTGCTCAATGAACCACTCAATATCTATTCCTTTCCAAAGACAGTATTGCCATACATCAAAAATCACTCCTTTAACCGACCTTAGAGATTCGGATATAATTGTTCCGGTGCAAATCTCAAAAGCTATCTCTACAAATGTGTGTTCTTGAAAAAAGTCTGAAACGTTATTGAGTTCATCCACATTATCCAACGTGTCTTGCAAATCCCAGTCGCGCAGCCCAGCAAGATCAAGACAGCGTATCACAACATCAGCTAATTCTTCCTCCACCGTTCCTTTGATATATTTTTCAAAGCTATATTTGAAATTGACATCATCGTGCGGTTCTTCATCCTCATAAGAAGACTTGAAAGATTCTCTGTCGGCACGTTTCCCTTTTCGGTCCGCTTCCACAGCTTCCATAAGCTCGGAAATGATAAGGCAAAGGTGGTGTTCGTTACTCAGTATTTTATCGTGGAAACCATGCTCACAAGCTGTCTTATAAGCTATATTTCGTAGTTCGTTCAAATTAATATTATTCATTTCCTTATTCCTAATTTAGTTTCTTCATCCTTAATTATTTCCCCAATCTTGCTAGCTTCCTCATACCGTTCCTCTTTTATCAACTGTCTTTGCATCTCCGAGAGCTGGTTAAGGAAAACAATATCGTTACGATCTGACACATGGCGGACATATCTTTCTATTTCATCCAGCTTATTCTCCATGCGTATATGCCACTTGCTTACCAAAATTAAAGTAAATGCTAGAGCACAAACATTTAATGAGGCAAGGATGAATTTAAATATTGATTCTGCTATTTCCATAATCATATAAGTTTTAATGCTTCTTGTATTCCAGCTTCAAGTGCTTCTTCGTAGGTATCCCATAATAGGCAATCGTTACCATACAAACCACTTCCATCTACAAAGCTATCATCGTCAGTCTTACATATATCGTACCCATACCCATGAACTTCTTTAATGATGCAGATATGCAGGTTCTTAGTTTCACGAAGCCACTTTTGGGCAACATACAACACTGGACACAAAAATTCAACTGGTTCGTTATCTATTTCCGTACAACATGACATACTTTGCGGAATGTCGTATCTTCTAATAATATTATCGCAACTTATTGTGTGTTCACACTTCCAATTAAACCCTTTCTCTTTCAGCATCTTTGCTGTTTCTAATGTTACAAGTTCTTCGGTCATGATTGTTCCTCCGATAAATTAATCACTCCTTTGTCTGAATACTCATATCCAATATATTTGATACAATTCCCAAGAACGATATACCACTCTGTAAGATTATCATCATTACTTACTGCAAAGAGCAAATCATGTATCGTACTGTTTTCCCTTTTCAATCCTATATAGTAGTTATGGTTATAACAACTAATTTCGGGAATATGCCTTAAAGTATCAGTATGTAAACCATCATATACACCGAATACATTTTTAATGTAATTTTCCATAGTTACTTCTCCTTTCCAACTTTAACATATCCGTTTTCAATGCACCAACACAACATATCGTAGGCTGCATCAATGAGTTCTTTACTCTCTGTAATCTTTATTATAGACCTAGTATAAAGTTCCACATACAAGCACGTATAGCTATCTGCAAGTTTTTGGATGGTCAGCACTTCTTTGCCAATAAAACAAGGCAGCTTATCGAGAATGTCCTGTAAGGTGTAAGCAGGATAACAACAATCATAATTCGTATTAATGCCCGTAGAAACTATGACTTTATGGTCTTTATTCGATTCATTCCACTCCAAGAACATATTCACATCATTGGTATTTAAACCAAGTTTCTGTAAATGTTTCATCTGTTCGATTGATAACACCTGTTTCATTTCTTTTCCTCCTTCGTTTTAATCTCCGTTACTTTACCACGATTGACAAAACACTGACCTATTCCCAAATCGAGTAAGGCACAATAGTTATCGTCTAAAAGATTAGAGCATTCCTGGCATAAGGAACATTCATTACAAAATCCTTCTGATGATTCATGCAGCACCCCATCTATTATTATTCCGTTATTTACTTCCATACCGTTCATTCATTAGAAGTTACACCCAAACACAATACTTTGTCAGAAACGCCTACATCGTCAAATTCAAGAATTAAATACTCTGTATCGTAAGGGTAAGGGTATCTGCAATTTTTCAATTCTTCATCCGTCAATTTGCGTCTGACACGCATCTCGATTTCAAAATCATCGGGAAGGTTCTCTATGATTTTTCTAAGTTGTCCTACGTTCTTTATTTCCATATAGTCTAAGTAATTTAATTGCTAATAGAGGTTTTTTATCTCCTATTTGATTGATTAGCTTTGTTAATTTGTCCACTCTGCCATAGTGTCTAACGCAAATAGCATTTGCCTTCATCGAGCGTCCTAATCCGTATAAATACTCCATGTGTGCATTTCTGCGGATATTCTTCATTATCTTTTTTGCTTGTCTTAATTTCATATCTCAATCTCCTTTCTCTTTAATTCGTTCAAGTACATCCTTGTTGGCTTCGAGCATATCATCGAAAGACGGGATGGGCATCCATGCTACTGGTTCCCATAACGAAGGTATGCTACTCATTGAAGAATAAATCGGATTACTTTTGTATATATCATGAATATAACCATCCATACAGAACCATACTTCATTACAGTATGTACCATTAAATATTGCGCCATGCTCACACATAATAATGATATTCTCATTTTCTTCCGGCAACCGCTCCTTAACACTTATCCAAGGAGATTGCTTGGATTGCCATTCGGCACCTTGTCTGAATGCCTCTTTAACTAATCTCATTTCTAAGCTATTATCGTATTGGCATTCATAACAATCTTCTGCCGCTTCCTTCGCTGCATCTTCTACTGTCTGTTTCATATCTGTTCCTTCATGAATTAAAAAGCTCATCCATGTCTTGATAATCTATGCAGTTTATAGGGATATATAAATCAGGGTCATCTAATTTGATGTCAGGTCCCCAACATTCTAGTTGTTTTGCACAATCAGTGCAGAAATATTCTTCATTTTCCATTTTATTCCTTTCTGTTATGGTTTACGTTAATTGCCTATCAAAATTTTTAATACATTCAAATAAATAGTGCGCAATGATAGGTTGTACTGCATTGCCTATACACTCCGTTCTGTCCACCCGATCGGGAAGCTCATTATGTTTTCCAGCAAAGCGGGGTGCGGGTATTGACTGTCTTGTTCTCCATCCCGGATATATTCTTGTATGTTGCCCCGATAGGTAGGGCTTCCGAAATACCGATCCCTGGCTGCACCGTGAGCTGTTGTTTTCACGGGAGTAGGCAATACAATATAACCGTTCCCGACCCTGTTGTATGCCAAAGTCGGTGCCTGATAAACATTGCCATTCTGCATCATACCCGATTTCGGAAAGGTTGCATAGGACTCGTTCAAATCCTCGAATAAGGAGCATTGGGCTGTTTTCAATGATGATGTATCTAGGTCTAACTTCCCGTATAACTCGATACATCTCAGCCCATAAGCCACTTCTTTCACCGACAATTCCGACACCTTTTCCAGCAACGCTGATGTCCTGGCAAGGGAATCCACCGCTAATGATGTCAACAAACGTTGGATTTGAATACGTTCCAATATCTCTGTTGATTTCATGGTCTTCTCCAAAATTTTTTTTGATTATACTTGCTTGATACTCTTCATATTCGCAGCTCCAGAGTGTTTTTATTCCAGCAAATGCTGCACCCAAGCCGAAACCTTCTATCCCACTAAACAGAGAGCCGTGAGTCAATTTGCTTTGCTTCATTTCTATATCGTTTTGAGCCTAATTAGGCTATATCGTTAATACTAATTTCTCCTTTCAATACTCGTTCTACCTGTCTATCGATTATTTCTTGGAACTCTATCTGGCAGATAAGCGAACAATCCGGTATAATCTCTTCTACTGGGTCGCCCCGCCACGTTGGTAGGTCATCAAGGAAGATACGACCGTCTTTATCCTTTAGGCAGGTAGCTCCAACATCACGCTCAATCTGCGCCATTTGAGCAAATACTTCCGGAAAGTCCTTCCGGATTTTATTCCAGTATCCCATTCCACCTTTGACACAACCGATACAATTATTGTTATTATAGCCCATCTTGTACATAGCTGGGATTTCAATGCCGGCTTTCCAAAGCATTCCCATTGCATCCTTTTTGGTTATCTGTCGCTCGATAAGTGGGAACAACGGCTTTGTATCAGGATATTGCTGTTTAAAGCGGATAGCTCGATTGATTTCTTTCGGGTCAAAGTCGAATCCCCAAACTTGACCGTCCCAAGAACCAAGTTCCTTCTCTAGCTTGTAGCGGACTTGTTTCTTTAGTTCGAATGTGCAAGCTGCACCAGTAGGACCATTAATAAATCTTTTCTTAGCCAACACATCCTCTACGTTGAGATACTTATCGCTTCTGATAGTATGTATCGGACTATTATACCATCTTTCGCAATCAGATAGAAACCGGGTGTTGTCAGGATGCCCGGAACCAGTTTCGATGTAGTAAATCTGCACATCATCATACAGACTTAGTGCTATCTTACAAGCTACTGCGGATGTTACACCGCAACTAAACCAAGCTATTATCATTTTATTCCTTTCTGTTCGTATGTTACGAATTAAGTTTTTCAATAAATTCATTAAGTCGGTTTTCCGAATAATCAGTACCACCGATGATAAAGTAGCCATTTGTGGCGAATTTGAATGCTTCAATAGCTTTTTGTCTCATTCCTTCTTCGGCTATTACTATTGCTGCATAGGCTTTTGCTTCTGATATGGCATATTGCACATAGCCGGTAGAATCCATCCGGTTGTCACTTTCCAAATCCAAAGTGTTACATCTGATATAATCTTTTGCTTTTTGATCCATAATTAAATTTTATTGATTTAACTCTTTGTACCAATCAGGTTTCGGAAACCTATCAGAGAAGAATATCTTATTCACTTTTTCAATATAAACATCAGATGCTTCGGGCCATAAATTCATAAGTTCATCTATGTCATTAACATAAGCGACTAAAATAAAAAATCTGTCATTCTCACCTGTACACCAGTATGGGTATTGAATGGGCCATATTAATGGACGATAATCTCCATCACATTTTTTCTTTTCTACAAAAAATCTTGCTCTAATCATTTTTATATACTTTTACACATTGAACAAAATCGAAACCTTTTGCAGTCCACAGCATTACTATGATATCTATCTGCACATGAAGCAAATAAAATACAGTTATGACAATCTCTTTTAATTTTTTTTTCTTTTTCTTTACTTTAGGATATTTCATTTGTCTAAGTTTTTTCTCATCCATATTAGTCCGCTTCTTTCTTGGCAACATTCACAGTAGTTATATCCTAATCGTTCATACCATTTCTCTTGCCAACTACCTTTCTTTGCCTCAAGAAATACACGGACACATCCTAATCCTTTGGCTATTTGTTCTGCACGAAGCATTAAATTGATTCCGTTTCCATTTCGTCTTTGTTTTCTTACAAACAGGGATGACAATATTATTTCACTTGGATTGTCACTGTATCTATGCAATGATATATGACCATTATCCAATATTATATTTATTATTTCATTGGGCTGCATGTCTATATTCAATCTCCTTTCTATTTAATTCGTTCAAGTACATTTCTGTTGGTTTCTAGTATATCATCAAAAGAAGGAATAGGAATCCAATGGGTAATGCCTAATCTTTCTTTATTAACATTTGCTCCAGTTTCCCATTCACCCAAAGATGAAAGCTGGCAAATAAGGAAGCCATAAGCCCCTCTTGTCAGAACCACTGTGTTATTTTCCGGCAACCGTTCCTTAACACTTATCCAAGGTGATTGCTTTGACTGCCATTCGGCACCACATTGAAAATCTTCCATACTATCAGCATGACGTGAAACGTAGGTATCCGCGTCAACTTCTTTCAGAACGTCTTTTCTGAAAGAAGTTTTATTAGTAGCATAATCGTATGCCGCTTCTTCTACTGTCTGTTTCATATCTCTCCTTTCCATCTATCCTAGCAGTATATACATTGCTACTAGGAATAGATAATAAATTGTTGTTTTACTCATTCCTTTCTTGTTATGAGTAATACACTATTCCTTTATTCTCTACAGTATTTTTCAGGACACAAACATAATGATCGAAAAAACGACACAGATATTCATTTAATTCTGGCTTTATAACAGACTCGTATTCCTCAAAATCATGCAGTATCTTTTCTGCTACCGTATAATCTATCGCACCTTCACAATCAGATGTTTGCAAAAATTCAATGAATGGCTTACCTATGAAGTTGTTTACGTTATTCCAAACGTACTTTACATCACGTTTCAAAACCACATGTGATATTATATCTCTGAAAGTAGAATATTGTGAATAAAAAATATCACAGTCGGAATATAAAACATCAGCTTTATAGCAGCCTTCTTCAACCGTAGGTATATGGTTTATCGGTTCCATTCCGTGCGCTTGATAAACATACCACCCATTCCCAGTATTATCATATTCCTCTCTTGATATTTTATCGCCCAATTTTAAGGCATAAATACTTAATCCCATATTAGCTCCTTTCTAAATTAATTTTGAATTATTTTTTTATAACTACCGCCATTGTACTAATAGAAGTGCCACTCTCTTTAAACTCGCCTGCGCTGATTTCAAACACTTCTCCATGTACTTCTTTCAGCCAGTTGCGGAAATCAATACATTTCTTTTCCGAAGCGAATTTCCAGTGTTGGCTAGTTATTGCCGCAAGGGTTCCACCTTGCTCCAAACGTTCATACATAAGCCTGACATGCTCTATATCCTGATTACCGGAAAACGGAGGATTTGCAATAATCTTAGTGTAACTACCTACACTGTCTTTGGTAAAGTCTTCATCAAGCAATATTACGTTGTTAAGGGTATGAAGAAATTCTCTGTTTTCCGGCATCAGCTCATAACATTCAACCATTACAGAAGGACAAGCCCGGTGGATTGCTTTTATAAGCGCGCCACGCCCGGCACTCGGCTCCAGTACCGTATCATCTTCATGTATCCCTCCAGCAAGCATAACCAGCCAGTCAGCAACATCGGCCGGAGTTTCAAAAAACTGGTAATCCTGCTGTAGGTTGCACCGTTTACCCTCTTTCAGTATGGAAAACACACGTTCCGGATTAAACGGGAATGTGAAACCCTGTATCTTCCCACCTTGCCATGAGCCGCCGGCTTCTTCTATCCACTTTTTTGCTTCGGCATAAGATTTTTTACTGAATTGAACTTGAGGAAGTTTGAGGATATTGTTTTCAAGAGTACAATGTTTCAGTATTTCTTCCACATTCCATTTTTTGCCTTCGTCAGCCTGCTTTTTCTTTTCAGCTATCGGAATATCCGGCGCTAACAGTGAATATATTTTTTCTACAACTATGTTGCTTGCGTCCATGAAGGCACTGACGCAAGATATCGCTTCGAACAAGAAATCGGTGTCAACATGCCCGGTATCGTCATAGATGTCTATCCCTTCGGTCATGGATGACAGTTCATTGAGCTGCGCAACACTACCATGTAACGTTTCGATTAAAATCTTTTTTTTGTTCGTCATAACTTTTCTGTAAATAAATTCTTGTTGTGTCTACACTACCATGTCCTAAAAGGTCAGCAAGTTGAATTACATCTTTGTTTTTTTTCAGGAACATCTTAGCGAAAAAATGGCGAAAGGCGTGTGCGTGCATCTTCTTTGAATCAATGCCGCAATGTTTCCCCCATGCTTTCAAGTGCTGGGAAAAGCCTCTCTGGGTCAACGGTCCGAATCTCCCTACCGCAAAAATCCCGGTCTTACCATGTTCCTTAGCATAGGCCTTCGCTTCCTGCTGCAATTGCTTTTGGAAAAAAAAACGTCTGTACTTGTTACCCTTTCCTTTTAATGTCACTTCCCCGGATATGATGTCTTCCCACGTAAACTGCTGGAATTCCGACAGACGGGCGCCCGTTGTCCCCAAAACCTTAATAAAGAAATAGTAATCCTTATTGTTTTTCCCCTTGAGATATTCCAACAGCCGGTTATATTCCTCTTCGGTCGGCACATTGTTCACATCAAGCTTGCGCTTTATTTTGGGGCGATTCAGCTCTATAGGCTTCTTCATCCATCTAGAAAATCTTTCTATTGCTGTAATCCGCAAACGGATGGTAGCGGGAGATAATTTTTCTTCTTCAAGACTTTTTATAAACCTCCTGCAATTATCCATGTTTACCTCATTGGCGTATTCAAAATACTTCTTCATGGATGTGTAATATATATAAACTGTATGAGATGAATAATCATTGTTATCAGTCAACCATATTATGAAATCATGGAGTAGTTTCTTATTTTTCTCTGAAATGACATCAAGTTTTTCCAAAGGTTTCACCGCCTTTTCCCTTTTTCCATATCCGATGTTGAGATAGGATAATAGATCGCATATAGCTGAACACATTAGCGAATGACGCACCATGACATCTGCATTTTCACGCTTGTAATTCAAATAACCACGGCGGTTCACTTCTTTGGTCATCTCTAAAAAATCAGTGACATGCTTGATATATTTCCCGACAGTATCATAAGTCCTGCCTGTTGTGTATAAGTAAGAAATATAATCAGTTAATATCTTCTGTCTGTCATTATTCATAATCTTGTTTAATTAAATTATACCAATCATTGCTATCTTCAAAAAAACATCTGTATCCATTAGCCGTATGTTTGCCTCTCACTTTCCGACATATAGCACTGATCAAAGAAGGAGCCACGCCAATCATCTTACCAGCCATTTGTATCGAAGGGAATACTCCACATAATTTCTCATCCTTTATCAAAACAACGCTCTTTTTATTCATGCCTGCACCAGTCTTATGCCAAGACCCACGTCCTTTAGACAGATTTTTTATACTTCTGGCCTTGGAGCGTTTTGAATGATAAACCATTTTACGACCCTTGTTGTGAGAAACACAACCCTTTAAAAATCGTCCGGTAATAAAGTCTCTCTCAAATCGCTCAGGCGGTATATATAATTCACTCATATCTTTCTTTGATTAATTCAAACCAAGCAGCTTCTTAGTTGTGTCAATGTCTATATAATTTATCCAGCCAGCTTTGTGCAATTCAATAGCAGCTTCTCTGATTGTTATATTACCAGATTCGATTTTTTCTTCTAGTGAATTAAGGATATTCTTAATCCTTAATGCTTTCATCTCAATTGTTTCCATTCTATATCGTTTTACGCAAATTGTTCTTTAATTTTTGACATTATGTAATCAAAATGTTCTTGAGTAAATACAGGGGAATCAATGTCAGATAGCTTTAGCTCCACGATATTGGTGATGCGCTTTACATGCTCTGAATGAGCCTTATTATATCCACTTCTATAAGCACTCATAACCAATCCTCTTACATCCATTCGATCAATAAATTCAGGTTGAGGATCACACACCCTTTTTGAATATTCAATCGCCAATACTGTTACTGTTTTCTTCTTCATATCTATTCAGTTTTTAATTAAATCACTGTTCTCATCCAACAAAGTATTTCATCATCATCTACATAACGACCATACTTTACTTTCCATTTCCACTTATCATTGTGATACCCTTTCCAATATTCACGATAAGCGATGTCATATCCCCGATGTTTGTAGAAGATGATATAGTCATCAGTAGTAGCTACTATAGTTTCTTCTCCTGCCGATTCCGTAGGTTTCATTATATCCTCTGGCATAATACAAGGAGGGAAATACATCATAGGGAATAGACTTTTAAACCATTCTGCACCTGAACAAAACTCGCGGAGCATATTTTCCTGTTCTTCTGGGCAGTATCTATCTACCCAGTCTTTACCATGATTTTCCTGCATATATTTGCAGAACGAATCATGCAACATTTCTTCGTATGTTTTACTCATATTTATTCGGTTTTACGCTAATTTACATTACCAATTTAGGCTCAGAAATAACCTTATTCAATCTATTCATACCAGCATCGTAATACTCCTTGTCGATTTCGAAACCAATATACTTACGATTAGTATTAACACATGCAATTGCCGTTGAACAACTGCCTATAAATGGGTCTAAAACAACATCACCTGGCTGTGTGGTTAATGCCAGCAATCTTTCAATCAGTCTTACAGGCTTCTGTGTTGGGTGTATTGCGGAGTAATGATCTCGTACAGATTTTATAATCGACTTTTCATTCAATCCAAATTCCATTGATTGCATCACGTTACAGCATCTATCACCTGTTTTACGCTTATCTGAATTAATTCCGAATTTTGTAAATTTATCACACTCAATTCTATCAGTTCGAATGATTGACTTCTCATTCATTCCATGCTCTATCCCTCGCATTACGGAAACACATCTATTCTCTTTAGTAATATCAGATGATATGGATATGTTGTTTGCTTTCCAGCTATCAGAGACATCACGACAGTTGTTTTCTAAAAAATGTTGAACAGCTTCCATTGATTTAGACTGAGTAAATACCGAACGCATCCTCTTAATGTCCTGTATTATACTTGTTATGTCGTACTGTTTCATTTCGAGATACGGAATTTTGCATTTATTAATGCTAGCTTTAGGCATTGAATGAATAGATATGGTTTCGTGTATCCTAGATAATCTCATCAATGGTGAAGTACAATAACCTTTGTCCCAGATTATTTCCTCTTTAAATTTAAACCCTAAATCTGATAGAATGGTGTTCCATCTATAAAATGATGTCCCGCGACCGAACATAACGACAAATCCCGTAGGCTTTAAGACCCTTTTAAAACCAGAAAACAAAGTTTGTTCGTCAAATTTACGCTCTAATTTTTGCCCTTTCAGATATAGATATGGAGGATCTGTTAATATACAGTCTATACTGGCATCAGGAATACGTTTAATTCCTTCCTGACAATCTTCGTTATATATTTTATCTAATTCTATTTCATTCATTTTTTTTTTCGATTTGAACCATTTTCCTGATGTCAGGTAAATGGTAATTATTATCAATTAAATTCTTATTGTAATATCAGCAAGCTATTAATCAACTTCCACTAACTCACCGTTTTCCAGTCTATACCATGTATCAGCCTTGACAACCTCACCATCAACTACTACAGCCTTCCAATCAACAATATCATACGTATCATCCCTTTCCTCAGCTATGACCAAAATTGCACCTATTCCGCCTTTTACCTGAACATTTTTCCCTCTTGCTACTGACAAACCATTAGATCCTGTTGAAGCCTTCCCTCTTGCCGTGGCAACACCTCTATAACCAGCCGTGGCAGCACCTCCATTACCAGCCGTGGCAACACCTCCATCACCAGCCGTGGCAGCACCTCTATCACCAGCCGTGGCAGCACCTCTATCACCAGCCGTGGCAGCACCTCTATCACCAGCCGTGGCA